CACCTAATACAAGGTTATCTGTAGGTGCATTCTGGTCATGAATAGCTTTCATTAACCTTGCAACTGCCCAATATGTAAGGGGAGCACCGCCCATAGTTTCAACATTTGTTGTAATAGCCGGAATAAGTCCTCTACTCTTGTTTGCTTCTGCGTCTGTGGTGGCTTTTTGATAAATACCATTAATGAATGTATACTCAATATCGGCTGCAATCTTTTGCATTCTTGCAACAACCTGGAAATCTAGTTCATCAATCGGATTCGCTTGCTGTCCGGCTACATTAAGACCTGACATAGTTCCCATATTAGATTGCTTTCCATAAGAAACATAAACAGTTTCCTGGAAAATCTGAGTGTTGTTTGTCATTTGGGAACGTGTAACAAACGTAGCTTCCGGTGCCGTAAGAGAAGCAGATTCACTAATTGCCGGTTGTGATCCACCGCCGGTTGTGAAATACTGACCGGTTGTAAATTCAACATGATTAGTAAATTTAGGTTTTCCCCCAATCATACTGGAAAGTGGGGTTTTTGTATTTCCTTTGTTAAATAGCATCCCTGAATAGTTGGGAGCCGCAAAACTCATAGCTACATTATCTGCCATAATATATTCACTCCTTATTGTTTATTGGAAGCAGCCTGTTGGCGTAACAATGCCGATACGGTAAGGTAATCACCTTTTTCTTTAGCTTCCTGAATTTGTTTAGTGTAATCAATGTCAACTTTATTGCCTGAAACCGCACCAGGCATATTCTTCATAAGTTCTGCCTTCAATGCTTTTTGCTGATTATCAAGGAACTTTTTCTGCAAATCAAAAACAGTATCCATGTCGTTGTCATATGTAGCTTCAGCAATTTTTGAAGCAGTTTCTGCATCGTAATTAAGACCAAGGTATTTCTTCTCAAGACCGGAAATAGATGCGGAACGTCTTAGAGACTTCAATTCATTTTCAATCTGTTCCTGCTTTTCTCTTTCAGCCTCTTGCTTCTGCTCTGCCTCTGTCAACGTGGCTCTTAGCTTTTTCTTATATTCAGCCGCTTCTGTTGCATATTTATCAGCCGTGGATTTAGGTACGTATTCATCCAAAGTACCCCTGTCAACAAACTCTTTACTTGCCAATGCTTCATTAATATCCTCAAGGGTCATATCCTCTTGGTAAGCGTCACCTAACAATGTTTTTAAATCTGCCATAATAAATTCCTCTCTTTCTGCGTTTTAAAGCCTTCTCTGGCTATACATTTCTGCGCTTTTATACTTCATCTCCGAAGTGTTAATTGTTCGTGCGTGATTAACGTCTTTCTCTAGACATATAAAAAGAACCTAGATTTCTCTTGGTTCTTGATTCTAATTTATGAAATTGATTTAAGCACCTTCGTCTACATTTGAGACTTTTGAAGGTTGTCCTGTTGTGTTTTGCACTATGTTACTTACATCACTGTTAGTTACCTTTTTACCGGATAACCTGATTTTTTCTACTGCTTCTTTTGAATTATTCCATGCAAGTTGAGGGTCTGTAAATAAACCAACAACTGTAAATGCTGTTAATCCATCTACACCAACATTTAATAATGCAGCAAGTGAACTACACTTTGTAGCAAGATCATAAGTTTTATTACGTGAAAACTTAGGATCTATATCCATCATATTAATATTTATCAATTCGTCTGGTACATTTTCGCTATTTTGGATAATTCCGTCTATAACATCAAGTGTCCGGCGCTCACTTTCAGTAAAAATAGGTTCCATCCCTTTAGCTGCTATTTCCGCTGCTTGCCAACCATTGGAAAGGTTCATTGCAGATCCAGTACTGCCACCCCCGGTTTCCTGTCTACCGGGAACATTTGCAATAATATCTATTTGGTCATTTATATAATCAACTAAAGTTTGAACTTCTGATTGATTTAAAACACTTTCAACATAACTTACAGTAGCATTAATTCCATTTGCAGATTTAGTTTTGATTATTCCGTATTCTCGCAACTTCACAACGTCATCCGATTCTATGTCTGCATTATTCAGCCAAAGTAAGCTCTGTACATGTTGTGCTATATCATTTAATCTGTCGGAATTAGCCAAGTTCAAAGAATCAATAAGGGAAATAACCCTCTCAAAAGAAGACATTCTTTCGTGGTCGTTTATATATTCAACAATTGGTATCTCTCCAATTATGTTTGGGTATACAACCGGAAACACAGAACTATTCTCTTGATCACTTACTAACGGAACGGAAAACTCATATCGTGTATCATTACTATAGGCGGAATATCTAATATTTCCATTCTTATTTTGGAAATATGTAACTCCTAGAATTGGCTCTCTATATGCATCATTACGATAAACAACAAATGTTGTTTCCGGATTCAGTGCAGTGGTCTTAATCAGTCTATTTTTCTTTTTAGACGGTTCAATTAAACGATATCCAACTCCACACGTCTTCATGTCTCTGGCAATCTGTAAATCAACAGACGGCTTATTTGCATAATTAAGCAGTTCATTCAAATTTGCAACTGCCTTATCATCAATCTCACCTTCCGAACTATCATCTTTAGATCGTTGAACGAAGGTAATTGGCGAACCAAATTCATAATTAAGCTTGAATTCAACAATCTGTGCCGCTCGATTAAAAACAGCTTTTATATTTATCTCTGGTCTTATTTCTTTTTTCCTAGTAAGAATCGGTTGTTTACCTTTTACATAATTTCTTAAATATTTTATTTCCTTCAAATTCTCTTTGTGAATTAGCATGGATTCGCTGATAATCTTATAGATATTCTCACTATTCACTTCTGATTCATCAGTAAAAATCTGTTTTCTTCCTATTAACTCCAACCATGCCACCACCTTTCATTAAAAATAAGCAATAAAAATGACCGCCTGTCTTGGGATTGACAAGCGGCCTATTTAAGGGAGGTAAATGAGAAAGCTATTAAAAGGATTTTTATATAACTTTCCTTATACCAATTATATCACACATATTGTATGAATTCCATGACACATATACAATATATAGTATTTTTATTATTTTGTGGAAATTAAATATCTATTAATATACCTATTAATTTTTCGTGAAACACTACTCTGTTCCATTTCGAATAATTCTCCGGCTTCTTCTTGGCTCATTCCATCAACATACAAATAGGTAAACAGTAATTTTGCCTTAGGATCTTTTATATCAGCAATAAATTCCTCTATTTCTAACCTTTTATCTTCATAGTCTCTTAATTGCTTGCGTAACTTAAATTGTAAATTTTGAATACGCTGTCTACGCTTTTCTTCTGTCATACCTCCAGATTTGAATCCTCCTCCATCCACGGCATAGGTCCTCTCTATATATGGAAATTGAGATGAAGAACCGCTGACCTTGCCATGAATGGCATAGGGGCATTTGTTTTCATAATATTCAATTTTCTTTTTAGTTGCTTTAATACATTTATCAAGTGCTATGTAATTTTCTAAGTCTTTTTTTGTTATCATACTACACCACCTTATCAATATAGGTATCACCATTTGCTCCAAGTCCCAATGATGGGGTATTTAGTGCTCTATCTAAACTCCATCCTAATTTATGAACCCTATCATATACTGTTGACGGACTCATTCCATGTTTACGACATAGGCTTGCAAATGAATCTTCACTTTGCATTATAGGTTTTTCGAAAGCATCCTCCACTGTCCACCCTTTTTTAATTCTTTCATGAATAGTATCATAACAGAGGTTTAATTCATTACACCAATCCATTAAACACTTTCTTTTACCTTTATATGTAACAAATACTGTTGTTCGTTTATTGTAATGTTGCCTTGACTTAGGTATCCATATACAATTTTCTGGACAATAGTTCCCATTAACGTCTTTTCTCTCTATTGTTAGCCCCTTTTCATAGCCATTGCTATATGCCCATTCTGCAAAGATATCAAATCCGATTAACCATTCTTGACAGATAATAATTCCTCGTCCACCATAGTCTTTATATCTTGTACTATTAGGATTTAAGCATCTTTTCTTCATGCTGTGATAGCTATACCAAAGATTAAGATTTTCTTTCTTGCTATATTTATTTTTCATGAAATATCCTCCCTATATTCCCAAAGAGCGTCTATCAATGATAGTTGCTTTTGTACCGTACATGTTTGTAGTAAATAAAGCTAATTGAGCAAATCCATCCGGAACATCATCATGTTCATTCTTTCCCTTTACGGAATAACTAAGAAGAAACGACATCATAACTCCGTAGTTTTCCTTAGGTTTGTACATTGATTTATCTTTAAACAACACATGTTTTTTTACCCAATCAGCATTAACAATAATCTTAGTCTCTTTATTTGATGTGGTTACTTGGGATGTGATATTGCATCGCCCACCCTTTTCTTCCACTAACTTATTAACCTCATAAGCCACCCGGCTACCGCCATTGTTTGATTCAAACTGACACTGCTGCATCTTGTGATTCACAATGATTTTGGCACAATTCTCATATTGGACACCATAATCAGAATTATCATCGAAAACACAATCTTCACAGTAATAATCTTCTCCATATTGATATAAAACTGGAAGAAATAAATAATCTGTACCCTTATCCTTGGTATCGCAAATACCGATAATAGCATCCGGTTCTTGAATCGGTAGTGTTAGGTATCTCCTCAAATCATCATCATTATAAAGCAATCCTTCACGCTCAATCGGTTCATTCTTATACAAACACTTGTATGATATATCATCCATTGACAAAGCCTGATCATTAAAAAATTCAACTGAAAATCCATTGTATTCATAATCAAAATTTGATTCGCCAGTTACAGGATCAATATCAGGAACTGTTATAAATCTAGCACGGTCACTGTTCGCATATAACATTTTTATTCTTCCTATAACATCATTTACAGACCATCTTGTTGCTATGTGAAGTTCTTTGCAGCCATCAAGTTTTCTTTGTTTGGCATCAACACCATAA